TGGAACAACCAAGCTAAAAATATCTAAATTTTACCACCACTTTATATTATTATTTTATACATTTTTTATTACACCACATCATTCTTTCTTTTATTTTATGCGCGGGGATCTCGCCCCGCACGCGAGTTTATCTAATTATTTAAAAAATTGATATTTTTTTATCTGTTAAATTATATATAACATATAAATGGATGATGGGGATTACAGAGATGATTATTTTGAGTTAGAAAATTATTATAATTTACAAGAACAACTTTATTACTTAATTTATTTGTTTACAACAATGACGATTTAAACACTTATATTAATTGTTTTAATCATTATTTATGTTAATTGAAAAAAAAATTGAATACGTTATATAAGTATATTGTTGATATATATAAGATATATAAGATATATCGCATAATCATGGCGAGTTTATGGGATATGATACCCTACGATATACAAGAATATATCTATGGTATTCGTCTTTCTAACGCAATCACTAAAAACCATAACATGCGAACATCATATAAATTGTCATGTGCACAATTACTGTTAAATATTTCACCAGATTATAATAATGAAATATGCACAGTATATGATCCGTGCGATAAAAGGGTCTGTTATATTGCCAATAAATGTGCAAACATTTTATCAAATACCAAGGACGACAGGATATGGTGGATTACACAATTAATTCGCCCAATTGAACGAGGACTAATTATTTATAAACCACACTACAGTGACAAGAACGCATTTTCACCCACACATGATAATACTGAGTATGCATGTGATAAATTGATTGATATATTTAAATGCAAGCGAAACCCGCGTAGAATAAATTCAATCTCATAAATTATATTTATATATTAACTTTATTACCGTATGTATTTTTTTATACATTATTTATTATTTACTGGTATAGTTATTCAATTATGTTAGATGTAAAAAAATTGAATTAACCAGCTAAATATTACTCCATTTTATCACAAATATACAAAGATATAAATCACACAAACTAAAATGACGTTCGCCGATCCATTTGCAAGTATCATCCAGAGTCTGTTCCGCGAATACATTCTAAAAAGACACGCGGTCGTGTGTATACTTAGATTTTTTACTTTATGATAAACTTATTAATGAAAATAATGATACGTAAAATATATTATTATTATCAAAGTTTATTTTATTTTATTTTATTTTATTTTATTTTATTTTATTTTATTTTCATGACAATCACTCTCTAGCCGCGAACACGAGACCTATCATTGTTGTGATGACGATCGTCGCCACCAGCGTCACTTGTTCTTACGCGACGCGAAGGAGCGAATCCGTCTCTAACGCGCGATAGGTCTTTATTTTTGAACCGCGTTTCACACATTAAATCACCTTTCATTATACCCATAATATTTACGGCTTGGTGTTCGTGTTCGGTTTTCGACTCCATTTTCTGTACGCCAAATTCAACATATTCACCCTGTACTAAATATTTATATAAATCGCCAGACGCTTTGATGGAAGAATGGTGTGCGAAAATATCCCGCCCCTTAAATTCTTCGTCATCATTCATTAATGTAATAAACCCGTAACCCGATTTATTATTAAACCATTTAACACAACCCGTATGTTTATTAGTTTGTTGTTCCTCGGAGCCAACTGACATTTTTATAAATATATATTTGATTTTGGCTTTAAATTATTTTTGGTGTATATATAATAATGTTGTCGGATAAATGTAGTTGTCTAAAATTTAACAATAAAAAATGTAATAATAATTATACTATAATTATTAATGATTCTCAATATTGTTTAAATCATGCTTTATTATTATATAACAAATTTGTCTTGGTAATTCAAAAATATTATAGGGGATACAGATGCCGTAGATATTTAGTGAATATTTTTTATAACGTCCCCAAAGAATTACAAGAAATTATTATTTACTATATTAATGAAACGCATTATCATAAAACATATTTGAAAAGTCTTACTAGAATTGTAAATAAAAATACTTTTGATTTACATAATTATAGAAATTCGGATAATAAATTATCGATCGATTATTTATATAATTGCTATAAATTGTATAATAAATACCATTGTGTTATAAATATAAATTATTTAAAACATTCATATATTTTATCACATCATATTCTTAATTTTTGCGATATTTTACTGGAACAAGATCAAATCGTTATACCAGACGCTTACAGTATTTTTAATAAAATTTTGCAAACAGATATAAATGAGAAAAAAATTTATGATTTAATTGATATAATATATAAATTTTCCACACTATATTCATTAAAATATAGTATATATTATAACGGAAATAACCAATCCATACATCTAAACGTATAGTTTTTTTATGTGGTCATAATTTGGCGTTTGAGAGAAATTTAATTTTCTGATATATAATAATACACTATCTATTTTTAACGGGATTTTTAATGTAGGAATTAAATCCGTTATCGTGGCTAAACTTTTTTGAGCATGCAATGTATTATTTGTATACTTTAAATAGTCTCTTTCATCCAACAACATATATATTATAATATAAATAATAGATTCCATATCATCTCTCCTGGAAGGCTCTACTAAGTTGACAACATTCAAACTTATATAGTTAGGACTACCAATTATATTGTGTATGTTTCTTTCCATTATATGTTGATTATTAATTATTATTTTTTTAGCCATACCAAAATCAATTATGAACGGTTCCAAATTTTTATTCAAGCAAATATTTGGCGGTTTTAAATCTCTATGTACTATACCTCGGTTATGTATATCTCTCATAATATCTATCAATTTACTTATTATATAAACCAATCTCTCCTTATAACACGCGCTATAAAAAAATCGGTACTTAAAATCCATTAAATTTAATGAATAATAATCCAAAACCATATAATATTTATTATCTAATAAAAAAAAATCAATTAACCTGGATATATTGTTAATTGATCGCAATTCTTTATATATATGTGCTTCATATTTCAATAATTTGTAATCCGTTGTATTATCGCCGTCACATTTTACTGCATAATCTTTATTGTTATAACTGCATTTATAGACTATCCCAAAAGTGCCCTGATTTAAATATCTCTCTATTTTATATTTATTATTTATCATACTAGTAATAATAAATATATATATTTATCTTCTTTTTTTGTGTTATTTTTTATTGTCTACTTATTGCAGGTGTTTTATGGGGTAATATTATTTGTCACAATTGGCACACTTTCTACAATTGGTATACTTGGTACACTTTTCAAACCATTACCATCATTTTTATTATTATTATTATTATTATTATTATTATTTTGCAAATCGGCAACTTTTGCTAGGTTTTTTTTAATATTATTATTTTGTAAAAATTTTATAAATAGATCAGGTGTCATCGCGAGAGAATTCATATAAGTAGTATACTTAAAATTACAAATTAAAGTTTTGGATTCTAATATTTTTATGCTAAAAAACCAATAAGCAGGAATTTGGAGTAATCTATTTGGTTCTAATACTATACGTAAGAATTTAACTTTTTCAAATTCGTGTATATATTTATCCTGTGGTTCTAATATATCTATTGCCGATGTAAATTTAAAATTATCATAATCTTTATTGACATATAAATATTTATAATCTTTTGGCGGACACAATGTTACTTCAATTGACCCCGATAAAACCGAATAATAATTTCTACAATTTAAATTGTAACTTAAAGGACTATAGGAATTTATAGACCCTAACAATAAATCATATTCAATTGAAGATGTACCGATTGGTCTTAAAAATAAATCATTACTAGAAAATTGCTTAATTAATGAGGTTTCGTCTAGAAATTCTTTATTGTTTTCAGAAATATAATTTCCGGAAATATCTTTATCGAACAATTCTAGTGCAGTTACTAATTTCATGGGTAGAAACATATCATTTGTTCTCCGATTAGTTAATTTTAAGTCGAAGCTGCCGTAATTTTCCTGGATATATGGTATGTCAAAATTCAGAAGAGTTATATTATTTATTAACAACGGTTGCTTTAAATCACATAATTCTTCAAATTTATCTTTAGAAATATTTTCAATTTCATAAACCTCTAAATAATTACTTGTTTTAATTTGATTATAAATATGAATATACAAGAAAAGAATTATACATAATATTAGTAAATTTATTAGTAGTTCCATTAATAAATTTACATAAATTAATATTCAAATTTGTACTTATTTTTAACTTTCTACGACAACTTTTTCAGATTTATTTTCCACGTCATCGACTTTGTCGCATGCACAATCAAGTGGTTCGCATACATTTTCAACTATTTCTGTGGTGTGAACAAGGTCTTCTGTCTCCGTCTCAGATTCACTAACATCAATTAATTCATCGGTTAGCATTATTTCTTTGTCTATTTCACAAGCTATATTTGATCGTATATCTTGCAGTTCGCTTTCGGTTAATGTTATTTCACTAATATCTCCAAATTCATTTGAATCTTCGTCCTCTTCATTATCGTGGATATTTAATATATCGCTTTCTGTGTTTCCCATCATCCCAGATCCCATCATAGTGCGTAATAACATTTCAGCTGTACCACCCCCCGCCATATTGAACATTTTTTTATCGTTTTCATGCGAATCACCTACTACTTTTTCTAACAATAATACTTGTTTTTCTAAAAATTCCATTTTAGTTTTTAGTTTTAAAATTTCATTATTGGTTTCCAAACTCACTGTATCACTTCTTATTACCATGGTTTTTAAATTGTTGTTATCGTCTGACAAATTATGATAGTCAATTGATAATTTACTATATGATTTTGTTAGTGAATCTGAGACGGAGGTTAAAATTAATAATTTATCACTCATAATTTTGAATTCATTATTGTCACTTACCGACGATTGTTTTGTGGGTTTGTCTAAATTTAAGAGCGATAAATTTTCAGTTAATACTTTTTTTGATATTTCCACTATTGTTTCTTCTAGATTGTCGGTCAATTGTTCTTCTATTAATCGTATTTTTAAACCATGCGTTTGTAATATTTGCAACGGCGTTATTGTTTGACCCGTAGACGGTTCGACATTACTATTTTCTTCATTAGTTATACCCTTATTACCTTGTTTGTTAACACCGTTACTTGTTTGAGAACCATCGTTTCGAGGAATTGATATTGATTGCGTGGTTGGGTCTGCCGCTCTTCTGCGCCGAGCCGAAGCTAATGCTGATGATCCGCTCATTTTATATTTATATGTAAATTCTTTTTAAACTATTATTTTCGCATTAATAAATTAATATTATCATGATATTTGTAATTTTCTATATTAAAATCATCGACTTGATAATCTTCTATATTATCATATAAGTTTCGTATGGTTAAATCCGGAAAAACATACGGGATCCGTTTTGTTTGCTCGTTTAACCCCTCTAAATGATCATCATATATATGCGTATTACCTAAATAATGTATGAATTCATGCGCAACTAAACCGGTATGATGTGCTATTAAATGAGTTAACAAGGCGTATGATGCTATATTAAACGGTACACCTAAACCTACATCACCGCTCCGCTGATATAATGCACAACTCAATCTATTACCGCACGATACATTAAATTGACACAATATATGACACGGCGGTAATGCCATATCGTTTATTTGACAGGGATTCCACGCAGTCATTACCAATCTTCTTGAATTTCTTGTTTCTGGGCTTTTTAATTGGTCTATGATATATTTTAGTTGATCCACGCCTTTAGTATTATAATCACTATCACAGTCATTATAATCAGCATTAAAATGCCTCCATTGAAATCCATAAATAGGACCCAAATCATCTTCTTTATTATTTATTAATCCACGAGAATCTAAAAATTCACGGCTACCATTTGAATCCCATATATGTACATTTTGTTCTTTTAACCTTTTATTTGAAGTGTCTCCTTTAATAAACCATAATAATTCTTTCAAGCAGGTTTTCCATGCCAATTTTTTTGTTGTCAAAAACGGGACTTTATTATTCTGTAAATTAAAGTGCATCGCGCTACCAAAAATTGCTATCGTTTTTCCATTTCTCCCTATAAATTCTTCATTTTCACTTACTATATCATCAATTAAATTTAAGTATTGGTTTTCGTCATGTATACTTTGATCGGTCTTATTACTTATATCTGTGCAACGAACTTTGTTATGAATTAAAGTTTTCTTTATCATTTAGTAAAAATATAAAAATTATATTTAATATTTTTTAATTTAATATTTTTTATTTTAATATTTTTAATTTAATATTTTTTAATTATATTAATATATTTATTTCTATATATAATTGATTATGGCAATGTCTATAGATAATTTTGAAGGTGGGTCATCTAATAAATTAAGTGTTGGTGATTTTTTTAATCACGTGTTTAATTTTAATAGTGACAATAAAGCAAACATGTTAAATCTTTTACAGTATATATTAATTGGTCTTATACCAATAGTGTTAACTCTGAAAGGAATAAAAGCATATATTCCAGAAGAAGACGATACGAAGGGTTGCCCCGAAATTCTACTTGAAGTTACGATGCAATTATTTTCAATATTCTTTTCTATATGGTTTATAGATAGAGTAATTAGATATATTCCAACATACAGCGGTATTGCATATCATAAATTTAATGAAATCAACTTTGTTTTGCCTTTGTTGATTATTTTAGTAACCATGCAAACTAAACTTGGGTCTAAGATAAATATATTATTCGATCGCGCGATGGATATATGGAATGGCAACCAAGAATCTATGGTTGGTAAAAGTTCACATGGCAAGATGAAAGTTAGCCAACCAATTGTCACGGCCGGTATTCACCAAATAAGTCGCGCTGATACATTGGATAATTCTTTAATTCAACCGCCACAACAACAAATGCCCCCACAGAATAATATTTCTATGATAGATAATTTACCCAACATGGTTAACTCGGGAGATAGTGGAATTAGTTCATTCCAAAATCAGGCTATACAAAACTCATTTATGGAATCAATAGAACCAATGGCAGCCAATGGTGCATTGGGTGGGGGATTTGGTGCTAGTTTTTAAATTAATATTTTTATTTTTTACTTAAAATATTAACTTCTTCAACTAGATAATTTTGTTAGGGTTTATTTTATTCTTTATGGCTTGTCTCATACTTATCTTTTTTTAGGGTATATTTTATTCTTTATGGCTTCTCTCATACGTGTCTTTTGTTTAAATATTATTTCCTTCCAGAACATACAGCAAAAAATGAGATACACAAATGAAATTAATAGTAATAACGAACTTAAAATTGCACCTATATGTTCTAATGCACCCGGCTTATCATTATCATTATCACAATTATCATTATCATTATCATTATCATTATCATTATCATTATCATCTTTAAACACATTAAAAAAAAATTTACCAAGAAATACATAATCCTTGTCTATCAAGAAATTTATACCATATACGATTGCTAAAAATAGGAGTAAAGCAGAATATGTAGTGACTAATACTTTAAACGCGGAACCCGACGGTACATTGGTCGCCTTCATGACCATTGTAACAAGCGCTGCTATAAACCAGAAAACTATAAAACCTAAAATAATAAAATAAAATACAACTGAACCACTTATCGGAGTCCCGGTTCTTAAAGTTCTTAAAAACTGAATAAAATTCAATAATAATAAAAATGGCATTATGTCAATTAATAATTCCGGACCCTTTAAAATCATCATCAATGCCGCATCCCAGACCGGATCTCTTTTCGCACCCAATTTCCCGGCGCGTAGACTACCATTTAATTTTATTATGGAAGATACTGCAACGAACACCAGCGATAATAAAGAAACCGTGGCTAATATATAATATATAATATCACATATATTACCGTATATGAAACCGTCGGAAATGAAGTACAAACACGCCGTGATAACGACAAGGAGAAAAAAAAAACACCTTGTACATATAAATATAAAATCTATGGTTGATCGTTTGGTTTCTATATCCGTATTCCATGCGCCAAATTGTTTGAACATGCTTTCTATAAAACTTACAATTTTTGATTGGTTCTCTGGATTTGGTACTAACGTGTTCTTAACCTCTTGACTTAAACCTGGATTTAGAGGAAGAGGATTTAGATCCATGTACATTATTGATATATATATATAATATTATTAATCTATGAAAATTTCATCTAAATCTTTTATATGATTTTTTATATAATTACACGTGCAAATTTTCTTAATTATTTTCTCATCATGTAATATTGCTCCACAAGTTTTTAATATTTTCGCAAAATAAGCCTGTTTGTTACTATCTTCCATATAATCGGGGTTATTATCTAACCATTGTTTTATTAATTTGAAATGATTTTTATTTAATGATTTTAATGCTTCTTTAATTTTTGTTTTATCTTTATCTTTTTCCCATTTATCATCGTCTTTAATATATAAAGTTTCTCTCTTTGTATCCGTACAATGGATCGGTCGCTCGTATAAACTTAATTTATTCATGTTCTCGATTATAACATTTGTCAAACCTGCCTCCAATCCCTGAGTTCTTGAGAAGTCCAAATTTTCCAAGGTTAATTGAATTTGGCTTATAAACTCTTTAATATCAATTGCGTCTTTACATTTTTCATTTAAGAAAATATTTATATTAAATTTTTGGTTATTATTAATTGTATTATTGTTATTATTGGTAGTATTATTATTGACCATTGGTATAATATCAATTAGTTTATTGGTAGTTTCATTTTGAACATAAAGCATTTGTTTAATATCTTTATTTTCTTGAATTAAATTCATTATTGTTTCTTCGTTAATAGAACCAATAACGCTTTTGTTATCGTTTTCTATAAAAGTGCAAATTTTCTTATGTTTAACCAAACTTGATTGGTGTTTATACTTTTTTCCACACGGACATTCGTGCGATGTAAAATTTGATGTATTTGATGTAATTTCGTTAGTCTGATTTAGTCTTTTATGTTTAGCAGTCAAAATATGTCGGTTATAATCTCCTTTCTTATCACATTTGAATTCACATCTTATACATAAAAAATCTGATGTATTATTTGATGTATTTGATGTAAAATTTTTAGCCATTTTTAGTCTTTTATTAGTATTTTATTATAATTCTCTAAATTATTTTAATAACATATTTTAAAATTGGAATTTTCAGGTTGTATTTTGTTGTAATGTGTTGTATTTTTATTTTAACATCATGTATATTTCAATAATATTTTTAATTTGTTATATATTATGATAATAAAAAAAACAAGTACTACTTTTGGGATTTTTATGTTGTAAAAAAAATACAACCAAAAAATAGTAAAATACCGAAAATTATCGTGGCAAATTTTAAGTATGAGTCGACAAGGTTTTTGCAGGACAATGGTAATAAACATAAAAAACTTATATTTTTGAACAAAATACTATAAAGGGTAAATATATTAAATATGGACATGAAATAAATGTCCAAACCGGAAATTTTTGCCAAAGAATATTTTCTCGATTTTTTCAACTTTTTTTTGTTAATTTTTTTTGTTACCTTAATGGTCTAATTTCATTTTTTAAGGTTTTTGGTGGTTTGTTCTTTAAGTTCTTTTTTAATTATACTATTTTTGTATTAAAAATTCCAATATTTAATATATTTTATAATCATATCTCATAATTGTGTCTTACTGCCTCCTATTTAATAAACGGGTTTGAATAGACATTATTGATTACTTGTGTTTTATATTTATATTTTTAATTGTATTTTTTCAATTTTATAATATGTATATTTTTAAAATTGAAAATTGATATTATCTAATGCTTGCGTGTTTTACTGCCCTTTTTATTTTTCTCGCAGTCTCTGCATGTTTTGCTGCCCTGTTTATTTTTCTCGCAGTCTCTGCATGTTTTGCTGCCTTTTTTATTTTTCTTCCCGTCCGTGGGTCTTTTGCCGTCCTTTTTATTTTTCCTACCGTATGTGGGTCTTTTGCATCCCTTTTTATTTTTCTTCCCGTCTGTGGGTCTTTTGCCGTCCTTTTTATTTTTCCTACCGTATGTGGGTCTTTTGCTTTTTTTTTTCCACGCGTTTCTCCTGCTGTACGCGTTGAATTGGGTTGGATATTTAATATAATTTTGGGGTTACTCGTTCTATTGAGATCGGTTTCTTCTATAATTTCCTTAGTTTCTATATGTTCACAGTCTTCGGCTAGACCGGATGGTGTTTCTTTATACTTATCCACCATATTTTTATCAGCACCATTTTCAACTAAAAATTTTGCGGTGTTTTTATTTCCTATTTGAGCAGAAAAATGTAATGGTGTTTTATTATTATAATTTTGAATATCAATATTCTTAAATAAACCGGTACTAGACAAACCATCGTCTGTTGATATTTCGAGACTTAAAAAATACTCAAGTATTTTATAATTGTCATTAGGCATTTCTGCCGCATAATGCAGTATACTGTTATTGTTTTTTTTAGTTTTATAATCAACGCCAGAACCATTTTCAATTAAAAGTTTTACCATTTTAATATTATTAGCCTTGACGGCCCCAAATATAGGGGTTTCATCGAACGAATCTTTCGCATTAATGTCAGCGCCGTTTTTAATTAAAAGTTTCGCTATCTCATAATGATGAGGTGTATGTTTGGAAGCGGCAATATGTAATGGTGTCTGTTGAATATTATCTTCTGCCGAAATATTATTTTTTTTCTCATTTCTTATTAATAATTCTATTAACATTTTTGTAATCTCTAGATTTCCCTTGTCTGCAGATATATGTAATAGTGTTTTCATTTCACCGTGTTTTTGTTCATCTTTAGTAAAATCAGCAGACTCATTACCGTACCGAGTTAATGCGTGTTGTGCTTTTGCTGTATTATTTTCTTTTACTGCGTCCACTAATAATTTCGACATATCACCTGTGTTTTTTTGCAAAATTGCCTCATCCCTAAATATTTTTATGATCGTTTCTTGGATATCGATGGGTGTCCTACGGAAGCGTTCCTCAAGAGTTATTGTTTCATCAGCAGCGCTCTTACTATTCGTCCCGCCTCTTTTTTTGAGATTTCGCATTGTCTTCACCATAATATATAAATATATATATATATTATAAATTTTTTTGTAGTGTTTATCAAATATTTATTTTATTATATAATTATATTATATAATGGTAAATAGTATAGTTGGCCAGGGAGCATACGGTTGTGTAATAAAACCAGCATTAAAATGCAAAACCAGTAAAGTAAAATATAGCGATAAAAGTTATAAAAATAAAGTGTCTAAAATTATGTTTGATGAACACGCAAACGATGAATTAGAAGAACTGAAATTATTATCGTCAATGCCTGATATAGAGAGATATGCTGTATCAACGCCGAAATTATGTAAACCAGAATTAAATGAACAGTTTGATAAAATTGTAAAAAAATGTAGTAACACGACGAAACAAGTTAATAAGTATTTTGTTGATGATAAAAAGCGTTTGTCTCAGTTATTATTAGAAGATGGTGGTATAAATTTATACGAAGCATCGCATGTGCTTTTTGATAAAGTTGTTGACAATTACGAAGCAAAGGTTTTTTATACTTCTCTTTTAAATTTAATTGAAGGGTTAATTTTTTTTAATAAAAATAAAGTCATTCATTTTGATATAAAACTGCTTAATTTAGTATATAATTTTGATACAGGTGTTGCTAAATATATTGATTTTGGTCTAATGCAAACACATGAAAAAGTTATAAAAGAATATAGCAACAATACTGCAAAGTTAGCTATTAGACATTTTAATTTTCCACCTGAAAACGAATATGGATTAAAAGTGTATTTTGCCACCGATTTTCTTGCTGAACCATATAGAGTACATTTCAAAACGCATGAGAGTTTTTTACAAAAACTCATCAAAACATTTGATAGTTGGGGATTATGTATCGCATTATCTCAAGTTTTTAATGATGCTAAAATTAAAGATACCAAAAATATAACATTTTTGAATAAATCATTAAAGTTATTTCTAACATTTGCCAACGTAAATATAATTAACAGAGATGACAGGTTAAATGTCTTACGCGAATCATATGCCAAACTATTAAAAGATTATAATATTTTTACTCTAAAAAAACGATCAGAATCCGTTTCACCCAAAGTAAAAAAACAAGTTGATAGTATCAAAAATAAGAATATAGACGATAACGTTAAAAAAGCAAATTGCGATAAAATAAATAAAGATTTTAATCCATTAACAAAAAGATGTTTGAAAAAATGTGAGGATGGATTTCTGAGAAATGAAAAAAATAGATGTACTAAAATTAAAAAACCAAAAATTAATACTAATACTAGTAAAAAATTACCAAGTAAAACTAAAGAAGAAATTTCCCCGCTCCTCTGGTCGTCCGAGTTCGCGGAGCTCATGACTGCCAACGACAAAAAATGTCTTAAACAAAATAAAGATTATAATCGATTAACAAAAAAATGTACTAAAAAATGTAAAAACAACCAAATACGGAATAAAAACTTTAAATGTGTTACAAATAAAAAAAAAGACAACTAGTCAGGCGCTCGCATCATTCATCGCCGCTAAACTATAATTTGAAACTTAAAATATATAATATACAAGATAATATTTAGCATATTATATATTTTTAGACTGCTTAATCTGTTAGCTTAGATTATGAAAAAATTGAATAGGATTATAATCTATAATAGTTTCATCAATTAATTTGTAGTAATAGATTTCTATAATTTTGTCCATAGATAATGATAGATAATGATAGATAATGATAGATAATGATAGATAATGATAGATAATGATAGATAATGATAGATAATGATAGATAATGATAGATAATGATAGATAATAATATTATAAAATATTTCATTAATATATTAATGAAAAAAATATATCAAAATGTTTTTTTGTATGGATTAAATTTAAGTTATATTTTATATTTTTTTGTAATAATTGGTTTTACTTCTTATGCGCCAGAATATCTGAGTAATTTAAATATATTTCTAAAAACCTATATAGGTGTATTATTATTATATTTTTATAATCCCATTACATATAAAGAAAATCGTTTTGGAGATTTTGATAGACGACTGGTCTTTTCCGCGGGTATATTTTTATTATTTTCGACTACACTGGTTAGTGGAATACAAGAATATATACAAAATAATGGAATAAAGATTTTAATTAACCCGAACGTTTGAATGGTTTTATTGTTATCTGGTTTTATGTTTTTACCCTTTTGGCATTTAAAATGACCAGGGTTTTCTCTTATCTTATAATAATGGTATGGCAACATAAATCAAAAATTCTTCTTTATTTATTTTCAAACTCATAAATAGTTTTTTCAATAATAGGTTTACAATGTGATTCTAAATAAATATGATTTCCATAATCATTCATATTTCCTGTAAATTTATCACTTTTTGATGAATCAAATAATAAATTTTTACGGAAATAGTTAGGGTTTATCCAAAATTCATTTATACACATTTTAATCTTAAATATAAAACCATTCTCTATTAGTATTTGTCTACATTTATTATTTTTTTCTTTATCATCTCCGTCAAGTTCAATACATATTAAATAAATAGTAATTTTCTTCCAATCAATTGTTTTCAATACATCTAATTCTCCGCCTTCTACATCTAATGAAAAAAAATCTATATATTCTATGCCTTTTTCTTGAAAAATATTAGATAGGGTTTTTGTTTTTACTTTTCTAATACTGCTTTTAGAATGCCAAAATTTGTAAGGTTGACTAAAATGACCCAGTGTTTCGTCCAAATCAAATACTATTATTTTTTTTTTTGCTCATGCGCGTTTATTAGAATAAGCATATATTATAAATATTACTAAGTATTATTTCATTTTATTATTTATATAATATAATGAAATTAATAAAACAAGATTATGTAGACATATTGAATTACTACGCTGTAAATTTTAATGAAAACTTACCTATTAAAATATTAAAAAAAATGACAGAAAAAATAATAGCAGAAAAATTATGTAGATGTATAAAAAAAGTACCCAATCAATATTTTCCACAATCCCGTGCAATCGGGATATGTAATTGGAGTGTAATTCAAAAAAAAAATCTAGGAATTTATAAATTTACATGCAAAAAAAAACGGGAACTAAAATTAAAAAATAATCCAGAACCAAATACAGATAAAATATATAAAACTACAAAGGGCAAATTAGGTATAAGTTCAAAAAAAACACATAAAAACATAAAGCATAATTAAAACAGTTTTCTTAATGTTTATTTATATATAGTTTGGTATAACAATCTAGCAGACCAACCTACACCATCGTTTAAAACTACCGTCATGTTAAATAAAGAAATACCCAATAACGCCATAGGTGATATATTATTTGCTTCAAAGCTCCCTGCCTGTGCTAATATACCTGCTATAGCGGCAATAAAAAGACCCAAACAACTAAATAAAGATTTAATAAGTGTTTTATTTTCAAGTAAATTATTTTGCAATAAACTTAATGGCCATAAAATAGACCCAAATAAAAACATAAACACAATAATATGATACATTTTGTTATTTGATAAATTATAGCTTAATAATCCACTCGCGGGAGGATTATTTATCATACTAAAATACCAATATAATCCGCCTATAGCCGCTAAAATTTGTAAAGGTATTAACATTTTCACAATGCTAGGTGATATGCCCAACCAAAATTTAGATGTTATATATGAAGATCTGAATTCTTTTTTGGTAAAAACAAAATAATATAATAAAACCACAATTATACCCATTAATTCATTTATTTTATATTTTTCAATAGAAATCATATTTTAATATATTAAAATATTATAAAAAATAAATTTAAAAAATAGGTTGTTTGGTTAAATAATTAATTGCTTTGAGTAATATTTGTTCTTCGGCTGATATATTTTGAAATATTAAATTTTCATTTAAGAATATAGTTAAATGTTTATTATTATATGTTTTTAAACATAAAGAAACACCTTTATCGAGAACACCTATATCACATAAAACCGCGCCGTTAGTAATTTTGATATTAGTTATATTTTTCAAACTTATCCAGCGAATATTACTTCCATATTTTAAATCTTTTATATCATCTATATATCTATAGTGTTTTAATTTGGAATTGAATTGTTTTAAGTCGTTTTTTTTTAGCCCCAACTGTTGTAATATGTCATTTTTTTGCGACTTTATTTCTTGTATATTGGTATTAATTATATTTAAATTATTGTCATTTTCTAATGCAGTTTGTAGCAATTCAATGTCCATTTATTATATTGTCTATATATATAATAAATGAATTTTTTATATTTAAAATTATAAAATTATAATATTTAATGATTATAGGTTATTTGTATTATTTTCATTATAACATTTTAACGTTCTCGCACTAGAATCGGTAGCATTAACATATTTAGGCATCCAATAATATGGAATTAAATGATCAGTGGCATAATAATGTTTATTATATATATATCTGTAATATGCCTGTTCCATAGTAGTTGGTTTATTATTACTAATCGGATATTCATTATACATATTAATTAAAGATACTAATTTATAATGTAATGTAGAATCGATTAGATTTATGTTTGTAATTTTTTCATTTATAATTTGAAACCAAGATTTAGTTAAACTACTCACGCCATCACTAAATGCCTCTTTTGTTCTCCATAAAATTTCAGTGGGTAAAAGTTCATTTGACAATTCGTGAAACGATTTTCTGAGTAGAAATTTTTCACAATTATCTCTAGTGGTTTCAAACCGTAAGTCTTTATTTATAGATAAATAAAATTCAACCCATTTTCTATCTAAAAATGGGGTACGCGGTTCTAGACCATGTGATGAAATACACCTATCGCTTCTTAAAACATCATAATTATGAATATTATCTAAAAGTCGTTTGCATTCCCTATCAAATTCATAAGAATTTGGTGCTTTTTTAAAATATAGATATCCACCCATTAATTCATCGGCACCGTCACCGTTAAATATAACTTTGCAGTCTGTATTTTCTTTAATATATTTGCCAAGTAAATAATTACCAACACTGGCTCTAACTGTTGTAGTATCATAAGACTCGATGGTTTTAATTACCTCGGGTATAGCATCAAAAAATTCCGCCTCTGATAAAACTATTTCATGATGCTTAGTTTTTAGATGCTTTGCGACTATGGCAGCATATTTTAGATCTTCAGAACCAGGTAGTCCAATACTAAATGTCTGCAATTGTTTATTTGATTTATAAAATTTATTAACAAGTGCCGCAATAACACTGCTATCTAACCCACCAGATAATAAACAGCCAATTGGCCGTTCACTTGTTCCATTTATACGTTTTTCAACTGCATATTCTAAGATATCTATCATTTTAGTATGAAGAATAATTGGCGATTTATACATGATATCTGAGCATGGAAACGCGGTATATTTTTTATAATTATAATTAATATTATTAGAATTAATATCACTTAAAATCATATAATTTCCCGGCATAAAATGATTTATTGTTTTTTTAATATTCGATAAAGAATATAATACTTTTATTTCACTTGCAAATGAAACTATATTGTTTTCAATAAAATAATAGAGAGGTCTAACGCCGTACGGATCTCTGGCCACAATTAGTTTATCAATATTTTTATCATATAAAATAAAAGCAAATACCCCATCCAATAGTGACAATGTGTATTCAATGCCATATTTCTGATAAAGATGAATAATAATTTCACAATCCGATTCGGTTGTTAATGGAATAGAATTATCTTTCGCAAGTTGTTTAAAGTTATATATTTCTCCATTGCAAACTAGAATTATATTGTTAATTTCAAATGGTTGGTTGGAAATAGAATTTAAACCATTTATAGCTAGACGATGAAAACCTATATGTATATTGTTATAAATATTCAATGTAGAAAATTCAGGACCTCTATTTTTGCCCTTATTAAAACATGTTAATAGATTACTTTCTGTATTATTACTATCATTATTTGGATTAAGTATAGCAAATATACCACACATATTTAGCTAGTGTAATTAAATATTTGTCTTTAATATTTAGTTTTTGAATTTAAATTAAATATTAAAATATTTAATTATAGTAAATGAATACAAGTGTAATATTACAAAACTTTGAAAAATTAGATTCAATGAATAAAAATCTATACACAAGAAATATACCCTCAATGAATCTACAGGCTAATTTTGATCCTCGACCAGTAACTACTAAATATAGTATATTACCAATACTTGATAATAGAAAAGAATCAACGGTGCCTATAATAAATCAGGGAGGTTATGATAGCCAAGAAGTTTTTTATCAAGGAACAACAAAACCACATTATTATGGTTTTGCAACAAATGTAGATAAAGAAAGTACCTTAAGAAATCAATTTTTTGCTTTACAGGCAGGTGACCAGGCTAAATATGTGCCCCCGTCAACCAGTGATTTATATATAAATACAATCGATTTTCAAACTGTTCCAGATAATTTAGAAAAATCTATGTTATTTAGACAAGATGAATTTGCAGATTTTAATCCAAATCCATCAGCAATGATTGGGAATAGTTTGTTTAACAATTCAACTCGTGTTCAATTAAAAAATATAAAATAAAAATTTATATTATTATATGACTAATAGTAATAATAGTAATAATAGTGATAATAGTAATAATATAAATTCATACGATTTAATATTTTTAACTAATAAAGATTTATATAATAAATTTTTAGAAAAAAACGAAAAAGATAATAGTATTATAAATGAAGATGTTATAAAATACAAAAAAGAAATAAAAACAAAGATGAATAAATTATTGGACAGCTATTTAGATAATAATATAAACAAAATTTTAAAATCAAAAAACGATAATGAAAAATATAAAAATTATTTTTATAAATTTTTATCAAGTTTAATAGAAAATATTAAATTTCAAGAATTAAAAAAATCAATTACCAAAGATTTAAGCGGTGTTAAAAATGATATTTATATAAATATTAATGATATATCTAATAATATGTTATCCATTGATATGTTATCCATTGACATGGATCTAGCAGAAAAGAATAATAAACTTGTAAAAAAAATAGCTAATTTAAATGATTTTGTAACTGTGAAAACCCCAATGTATAAACAAAAAATTCTTCCAAAAAAAAGATAATATTAATATATATTAATAACATGGGTAAAAAAATTACGCGTAAACAATATATACGCAAAAAATTTAAAACATTAAAATGTTCTCCCAAACAAGATAATAAAGTAAGCACCGATTTGAAAGGTATTTCTTGTTATAGCAAAGAAGAAATATTAACGATGAAGAACGCATGGAATAAAAAAAACAGTAATAAAATAACAAGCAATAATCCAAATAAAATATGGAAATTTTTAAAAAACAATTTATCAAATAAATGTTATAATGAATTATGTTGGTTAAATGATGTATCGATTAATACGAGCATTAATAAAGAAAAAGCAATTAAGTCTATATTTAGACCGTTCTCTCCGAAATCATGGAAAAATAAACCGTATCAATGGTTGTCTAGCGTAGACATAATAAATGTTATGGCACAATATGAAGCTAAATATAAGAATTTTACTTTTATAGGGCCGTCGCCGATTGATTTTGATGATAAGAAGTTATTTGGTAGTTGTGTATGGGAGAAATTATGTAAATTTGATTTAACTACGTATCTAAATAAAAAGTCTAAAATAGGAATTATATTTAATCTTGATCCTCATTACGAAGATGGTTCCCATTGGATTGCATTATTTGTAGATATAGAAAAACAATTTATATTTTATTTTGATAGTAATGGTAATAAAATACCCAAAAGAATAAAAGTATTTTCAGATAGAATTATAGACCAAGGTAACAAATTAAATATAAAATTCAAATTTATGACAAACGAAGGTATGGAGCATCAATTAAAAGATGGACAGTGTGGAATATATGCATTATATTTTATAATTGAACTATTAAAAGAGACGAAGACCCCTCTATATTTTAAAAAACATAGAATACCAGATGAAGTAATGAAAAATTATAGAATTAAATATTACAATACCAATTAATAATGCTGATATTAATTTATATATAAAGAATTTGACCACTTTTTAATGATCAAGCTATATCACACTAGTCGAATTTCTGACAATATTACTTTAGTCATTAAAAACATATATAAAAGAATTAAAAGCGTATAGTATTTAAAAATAATAATTTAGTATATAATAATGGAATATATACTAAGTGAAAAAAATAAAGAATTTTTATGGAATATTTCATATGAAAAAAATATTTTTTTCGGAATACCAAATAATAATCAAGATGATGTTAAAAAAATTTTTGAATACACTATTAAAAATATATCGGATAATACAAAAAACAGTGACATACTTGAAATCAATAAAGAAATTTTAAAAAATTTAAACGACGAAATTTCAATGTTTAAAATTAAATTGCTTAAAAGTTTAAATACTAAAGACGAATTTAAAGATGAAAAAATTGTAATTTTTGATAAAAAATTAGAAAATCATAAAACGTCATTAAACGAGTTATTAAACCCAGTTATACCAAGCGAGATAGATTTTAAAGATGATATAGATAAACCAATAAATAATAATGATATGAATAAAATATTAGAAGAAATGCAAAAAGAAAGAAATATAACTACTGATAAAATAAAAATTCCTGATGAAAAAATAATAAAACCAGATAATATTATGAATGAATCTAAAAATGACGAAGTACCAAAATTAAAGATAGAATCTATTGAAGAATTATTGGAATCTGAAGTAGTAAATTTAAATAAACTGGCCGATAAAAAAGTAGAAAAATTGAAAAACGAAGGTGAAAAATTGAAAAGTATAACTAAATTATTAGAAAGCGAATACAATGAAGAACGTAAATTAAATTCAAATGTTAAATTAGATAATATAAGTGAACTTTTAAACAAATTATTAATAAATCAAGAAAAAATTATGAGTAAACTAGACTTATTATGATGCAATTTTTATTTCTTATAAATTAATCATTAAGAATAACTTTATTTTTACCCTTTTCAGTAACCAAATTACCAATATGTATAAGTTCACCTTTGGTATAAGCATCATAATCATAGACTTTATTATTTTCTTTGTCCAATCCATAGTTTGTATTTCTAATTTTATATAGTTTAATTGCAACTTTTTTCTTATTTAATTGCATAACTTTATCTGTATCTTGTGTTTTTATATCTGGAACATACATCATTTTATCTTCGGTAGCATTACCGATAGTGAAACAAGTAATTTTTTCTTTAGAAGATGATCTGGTATGTATACTACAATCAATGGCGGATTTTTTTACATTATTTAATAATTCTTTATTGAGTTCTTCTTTAATGGTTGAAATTTCAAATAAGAATTCATCACTGGTAAGAACTCGGGTTTTATCTTTTTTACTTACATCATTTAGTTTTAAATCAATTGACATAGTTTCGAGTTGTTTTTCACTAAATTTCATTAGATATAAAAATACTTCAACTGTTTGTAATTCTTTGGGTAGTTCACTATGACTACATATACGTCTTGCGCGACCTATAACTTGTTGATTTCTTACTGGATGCCAATATGGTTCGGTAATATGTACATATCTAACATTTTTCAAGCTAATACCTTCTGCCCCGGATGATGTAATCATTAAAATTTTGATAACTTCTCCGTAAAAATTGTTAGGATTAATAGTTTTTAATTGTGTTACAATATTAGATGGAACAACTTTCCAATTACTATTTAATACGTTTTTAATAATTTCTCTTTCCTCTGGAGTTTCGTCACCGCTGTAGGATGCATACATTGGCTTACCAATATCAATAGGATCAATATTAAAAGAATATTGACCATTTGCATTTTTTTTCAATTTAAATTCCGCGAAACCATTTTCTTTTAAAACTAATTTAAAAATTCCAATACCCTCGAGAGTTTTAAATTGTGAATATATTAAGTGAATACCTTTATTAGATGTATCAATAATATTATTTAACATGGTCAAAAATTTGGGACTGTATGTTCCGAGTTTATCAAGTGATAAATACTTATTGGAATATTTATCAAGTTCGCGGAGAGATTCTTGTATTCTGGATTGGTATGATGTATCTTTGACCTGGTTTAATTGGTTTTTTATATCTTGTAAATCTTCTTGTTCAAAATTATTATCCATATCATCTAATTTATCCTGTGCTTTAGTATCGTCTAAAATATCTTCAGCAATATTTTGAATATCGTCTACAGCACCTATAGCGGCTTCAATACTATCGTCTTTATTCGGCATTGGGCGGTTAATGTCTGGTTTTGGAAATACAAAATTGCAAAACGCGCGAGAGAATATGCGATATGTGGATACGGTATCGCTGTAAATTTCGTCTTTTTGTAATTTATTTTTCCCTTTTTTTGATTTATTATTTTTCTCAACTTTTCGTTCTTGTATTCGTGCTTCTTGGTATTGACCAAATTGGAAATCGCTCATTGGAATTTGTAAAATTTCGACATCATCCTCCTCGTGTCTAGGCATAAGTTGTTCTTGTGCGCTTCTAAAATAAGACGTAAGACCCATAATACGCATTTTAAACATTTCGGTATTTTTCATTCTATTTTTTGTATCAATAAATAGATCTTTGAATGTATCGAAATTATCTGGTAATGATTTATATGGTATTATTTTGATATTGTTGCCTTCAATATTTATATTTTGAGATATTAGAGCGCTCAATATCATTTCTTTAAATTCGGATATAAATAGAGTTTCTTTGGAAATTGCAAGTTTATTTTTAGACGATTTCACAAAACCAAATGGATTTTTAGTAATTACTAGTTCTTTGGTGAGAGAATTATATTCTATTGAATCAATGTGGTTAAATATTCCCTTTTTATGAAATAGATTTACCAAATAATCTTTTGTAATGGTTTTTCCACCACCTTTATTATCTATTATTTTAGTACAAAAGGTATATATATATCCTCTTAAAATATTAAATAATATAGCTATTTCATTTGGGTAGTTAATTATGGGTGTTCCTGAGAGTAGTATAATTTTACAATTCTCTGCCTCCATTAAATAATTATACATTTTCATAGACAATGATGATGGTTTAGATAGTTTATTAACAATTCTACTTATAAAATTATGCGCCTCATCAATTATTAATACTTTATTGGTAAAAGGATTGATCGTAAAATTATTGGTTAATGATGCTAGGTGACTAATTCTTAAACCATTATAATTAATAAATTCGTATTTATACGATATCATTAAATTTACCTGTTCATTTATTTTTTTCTGATCTTCAAAATTAAGGGATTCATAATTGGGGGATTTTTCTACATTTACAAACCATGCGCCGTTATTTTTTATAATAGTTTCTTCTGGTATTTTTAAAATCGAACTTAGAGATTTAACTAAATCGGGTGATGTGGTAGTATTTATAAATTCCCAGTATTGATTTTTTTTATACAAATAATCACCGCATTTTTTTAGTTCTTCGTAATAATTATCACGCAATGATGCAGGAGTCATTACTAATATTTTCTGATCATTTTTAATACCTTCCGCGATGGCAATTGAAGAACACGTTTTACCTGAACCCAGACCATGATATAATAACAGACCCCTATATGGTGTATATAAATTAATATAATCACGGACAATTTTTTGATGAGTTAAGAGAGAAAAATCTTTTTTTAGAGATTCATCACAGCTCACTGTAACTTTGCCTTCAGCAATATCTTTTTCTTCTTGTAAAAGTTCATCCTTATATGGTAAGAATAATTTGTTAATATAATTGATAAATATTTCTCTATTATATAAATAATAATCCGGTGCTTTAATTAATATATTAGGTGTATTCTTATGTATTCTATTTTTAATTTTAGTATCTCCCACGAGGTCTTCGTCGTTAATGTCATAATCTGATATCGTTTTAAATTTCTTTTTATAATCTGTTTTTTTCATAGACTCTACGTCTAGTAAATCTACTGGAATAGATTTATCGTTTGGTGTTTTGTTATTAATTCCAAACTCTAATAATTTGATTAACTCGTTGGTTTTTATTATTTCGGTAAATATTTGTTTATCATCTAACCCGGGTTTTGATATTTTATCCATTGATGTTTTATTGGTTGATGTTTTATTAGTTGATATTTTATCCATTGATGTTTTATTGGTTGATGTTTTATTGATAGGTGTTTTATTCATTTCTTTTGATTTAATAAATGATTTATCAGATGTGTTATAAATACCGGTTTGATTTTGTAATTTAGAAAGTAATTCTTGTACATCGATAAGTTTCTCACTTGTTTTATCGATTATGGTTGGCAATTGTTGATTGTTATTTTTTTCAATAAAAAAATCAAATTGGGGTGTTTTTTTTGGCAACGGTTTAACTTTTAGTATATCTAATGTTTCATCGTCAATAGTCATATTAAACTATATATATATATAAAATATAGTTTAATACTATTTAATTATTTATCAACTATTTAATTTGTTTATTTGTTCTTTATTTTCACCATTTCCTAAATTAAATTTTATAATTAATTTGTTCAATTAGTTTGATTGCATTTTCACAAGCAAGTTGTTCTGCTTTTTTTTTAATTTTATGTTCGGCTTTACTGATAAATACAAGCAATTTAGAATTAGTTTCTAAATTATTATGGATTTCTTTAAATGTTTTTAAATCTTTAAATGCAATAGCGGTTTTAATATCTGCATTATGTATATTTTGACCAAAACAAATATAAAGCCCCATGATATATGTTTTATCTATTTCTGTATCAGATTTATCTTGCAACTCTACATAATCCGGTGTAAGTTTAAATTCTTTTTGAATAATTACTTGTAATTGGTTTTTATAATTATCATCATTTGCAATTAGGCGAGTCCAATCTACGTGTTTTTCAAATACATGCTCGACAAAGATTTGCGCCATTTGTAATCCTGGACCACAATTAAATACATTTTCAAACCAGCCATATTCATCTTTAATGTCTATGCGATTATAATCTAAGAATATAGCTCCTAGAAATGCCTCAAATAAACATCCTAATTTTTTTAAATTCGTTCTAATATTTTTTTCTTCGGCGTGTCTAGATATAATATAATGATTGTGTAAACCCAATTCATACGCCAGTTTGCCAATATGTTCGTTTTTAACAAGAGCAATTTTTTTTTCTGTCATGAAACCCTCGTCTGCTTTAGGGAACCTCTTATATAAATAGTATTTTGTTATACATTCTAATACGCCATCACCAATAAATTCAAGTCTTTCATTTGATTTTGTTTTAAGTGGTAAACAATCGTCTGGTTTTTCAACAATAATAATATTCGCTTCTTCATTTTCTAATTTGGGTTTTTTTGTATATGATCTATGAATAAATGCCCGTTTATATAGATCAAGATTGAAGGGTTTAGCAAAAATCCCATAGTTATTTAATATTTCTTGCACATTATTTATTTGAATTTCTTTATTTAAACAATTATATGGATTGAATATTACTTCGTCGGGATTAATAATATTATTATTATTAGTATTAGTAATATTATTATCTAATGTATCTGATTCATTATCGCTATTATTGTCTTTAAAACACAAATTTTCCATATTTGTTTCTGACATAATATTTATATATAAGATATTCTTTTTATATAAAATTTAAAACAATTTTATTTAAAATAAAAAAAATATATTATAATATTATAAAAAGAATGGGTCGTACAAATTTGATAGGATCAAGTAATCTCAATACTAATAATACATGTGTTTTCGGTAGCATGGCAGGATTAGCACCAACGACTAATGTAAGATCAAATATAAGCGGGATGGCGGGATACAAAGTATCAATGGCAGCAGCCAACCAACATAGAAATGACGGTACGTCGATTGCATCGAACCAGGCCGCAAGGGGCGCCGGGTGCGGTTTAGGTAAATCGTGCAAGGACGGAAGAAACTGTATCGATTATTTGACCGGTAAAATGTTGACTGCCCTAGAGCAAGCGCAAGGGGTTTTAGACGCTGCGAACGCGACGTCCGCGGTGGCGCAGAGCATGCTGTTGGCGGCGGCGACGGCGAGGGCTAATTTTTTTACTGGATCAGCCGTAATCAGTACACTCACCTCCGACATCGCCGTCGCCGCCGCCGGCACTGGCACCTCCTCCGCGGATTTCAGGCGCGATCTTACTACCGCACTCGATGCTCACGCGGTGACTATTGCAGGTCCCACAACACTAGCCGCGGTTATTGCAACTGAAGAGGATACCGCGACCGACTTGATAAATTTCGTGTCGAACGATGCTCTTCTTGCTGATGCTGTGACAGTGTTGGGGTTTGCAGGTCTGTTTAGTGCGGCCCTCGCTGAATCTGCGATTAAAAATGATCTCAGAGATTATTTTGATTTGAAGAAAAAAAATGAATTTGCGCGAGAGGCGGCGGCGGCGGCGGTGACGGCGGTTTCGGATGCGCTGGCGGTACGTGACGGTTTAGCATAAGCATTTGAGACGTTTATAATTAATCTAAATTATTAATAATATTATAAAAATATAAATATTATTAATTTAAAAATTAATTATTATTAATAATTAATAATAGTTATGATATTATATATAGATAATAGAGAGCCTAAAAGCATAATAGAAAGTTTACATTTATTAAATGAAAAAACAAATTATACAATAAAATTAGCTAATTTAGAATTAGGAGATTATATTATTTACGATGAAAAAAATGATAAAAATCTAATTATATTTGAGAGAAAATCATTAGCTGATTTGGAATCGAGTATAAAGGACGGACGGTATAATGAACAATCGTTTAGATTGTCTGGTAATATATTGCCAAACCATAATATATATTATTTGATCGAAGGAAATATAATAAATTATAAAAATAACAAATTTAAAGGAAGTTTATACTCGTCGCTGGTGTCTATGAGTTATTTTAAGGGTTTTTCTGTTTTAAATTCTACAAATGAAACAGAGTCGGCTGAAATAATAAATAGTTTTGCTAATAAATTATTTAGAGAAAATAATAAAGAATGTTATTATAAAAATATATCAGATTCCTCTTCTAAAAACAATGAATATGTAAATGTAGTAAAAACAGCTAAAAAAGCAAATGTTACACCCGATAATATAAATATTATTATGTTAATGCAGATTCCACAAGTAAGTCATCAAAGCGCAACAACTATAATAAATAAGTATAAAACCATCAAAAGTTTGATATTATCTTTGGAAAATGATATAAAATGTTTGGATACTCTCAAATTAGTAAGTTCAAACCGAAAAATTTCAAAAAATATTATTGAAAATATTAAAGTTTACTTATTAAATTAAAATTAATATTCTATCTGTATATATAATAATGAATATTAGCTTAGAATTATACAAACAAATTGCATACACAGTTTTAGCCATTTTATTTATAATAATAATTTTTAGTTGTTTTAATTTTCAACATAGAGTAGTTCAAAATTTATCATTTAGAGATGTTACGAATTTAAATTCTAATTCAAGTAAAGAAGGATTTAATAATAAATTAAAAGAAAATAAATATAATAAAGACGATGATTTATTTAAAACAATTGAAAATAAATTAAGAGGTTTAACAGAAGAAATTGGTGGCGCAAGTGGAAAAAAAGAAGTCAAAACTTTATTAAGTAACACTAAACAAATTGTAAATTTAGAATGTGCCAAATGCATGATGGCTATGTTGGATAATAATAAAGGTGGAAAATCTATTGATTTTGATGGATTATTAGATGATGATAATAGTGATAACTGTAGTAAATGTAAAAAATATACAGAGTTATCAAACACTATAACGTCCATGATAGACAATTTATAAATTATAAATTATTAATAATATTAATCTAAAAATATAAATATTATTAATTTAAAAAATGCTATACCGACTAATTCCATTAAGAAATTTACGCAGAACTAAAGGGGTTAAATTTGACGAAATGGTTCCTTCTGATATACCAATGATTCATGGAATTGATAGAGTAATTCATGGTCCTAACTCTATATCGCCTTCATCTGTCGAAGATTCGGTTCCACCGGTCAAGCGTCCATGGTATATGCATACTGGCCAGGATGATAATCTACTAGTATTACAAGGAACTAGATATATTGATATATTTGATCCAAAAAACCTCACCAAAGCATCATTTATTGTTACGCCTGATCAGGTATATAAAAACGATAAATTATATTATGATGGGGCAGCAATGATTGTGTGGCCAGCCGGCATTTTTCACCGAATAATAAGCGGATTAGAAGGGAGTATAAGCGTGAATTTATCGAGCAGAACAGACAAATTTAATTTAGATGATAATTTTAATATTTATAATTTATGCACTACCACGGGGAGGCATGAAATTATTAAAAATGGATACGAAGATCAACCCGATTTATATTATAAATATCCTAATGATCAAATAAAATCATTGTTTAAATATCCAAATGATCAAATATAATCATAATATATTAATTACTTTTATTGGACTTATTACATTTATTACATTTATTAGATATAAATAAATGTCTGTTTATTATTCTCATTCTTGTATTTTTCTGTATAATATTGTTTTGTATTTCTTTTTAAAACAAGGAATATAACAAAATTTCCATTTATCTCCATAATAAATTTCATCAATTATTAAATCTTTTATTTCTGCGTGTTTCGAAGATATATATATACCCAATTGTTCTCTATTTACCCCATCTTCATTTTTTAACAAAGATTTTGTGAAAAAATGATTTACACCATTATCTTTGATTTCTTCCTTCTTCGTTTGCTTTATTTGTTTCCATTCGGAATCAAAATACTTGTGTTGAAATTGTAAAATATTGCAAGATATATCTGGTTTATTTTTTATAGATAACCTTAAATAATGCCACCCTTTATTGTATTCCCATTCTGGAACTTTATCAATAGAACAATAAATAAACAAGTCTCCTTCATTTTTTTTTATATTGATTACCCAATTTCCATGTATTTTCTTTACAAAATTACAATTTTCCCCAAATCGTGGATTTGATCCTTCTTGGTATCTATTTTCACAAGATTCATCTAATACACTAATAGGTTCTTTCATATAATCACCCTTAAATTCATAGCGTCTATAACATTTCCATATACAACCACCAACACTAATTATAACAGCACCAATTCCTCCAAAAATTTCAAAAAATGTAATTACAGACATATATATTATACTATATAAAATATCTTATTATATCAAAGTCAGTTATATAACTTTCTGAAATATTATTTATTCCATATATATATATATTAAAAATTGATAAAAAGTTTGCATATTATATATATAATTAAATATAATCGTTGTTTAACAATTAATATTTTATATATAGCAACTTATATATAAATAATGGCTACCACTGACCAGAATATTATTAATATAAAACTCAATAATTTTACATATCGCAGTAAAATGGCTGGGTTTGATTATGATCATACACTTGTTAAACCCAAAACAAAATCAACATTTAGTAAAGATGAAAACGATTGGATGTGGTTAAGACCAAATGTTCCTGAAATGTTAATAGAAATTTATAAAAAAGGCTATGCGATTGTAATCTTTACAAATCAATCCAATACTCAATCTTTCAAAATAAAGCAAATAATCAACGTTTT